TAACTGAATATCTGCTGAATTATATGCATTGATAGCCATTTGCTGATCGGTATAAGTCAATTGCAATTGGAGTGTCTGAGCTATTGCATCACAATACAATCTATAAATTGTTTCATCTCCTTGACCAACCTGATAAGGATTGATTGAAGTGAGCACCACATTGCTTTGAGGATTATCTAGAAGGGGAGTATTTACAGGAGAATTGCTGCTGTCTGCAAATACATTGCACGTAAATTGCCCGTTAGATGTACTGTCGACATAAAAATCTATCTTACTTAATCGTGCGCGCTGATCATCATTGAAGAAGTTAAACAATTTTGTTTGAATGTCGATTCCGCTGATTTTTATAATTTGCCCTCCTCCTGTATATGCTGTTGTCGTAGCCACCGGAGATAATCCTTGAGTAGGATCTAATGAAACCGCTCTGATATAAACTTCAGTAGATAAAATAGCCGGAGAGAAAGTCAAATTGATTAATCCAGTAGAGTAGTTAATCGTTCCTGTGCCAAGGCTAGATGCTTCATAAAGGATTCCGTCTAGATTTGTGTCTTTAAAAACTAAAGAGCCAACGTTAATCTGCACTGAGCCGGGAAGGATATTTTGATAATTGTCAGTATATTGATAAGAAGTTCCAACGGCTGCTCCCCCATCGATAGATGTGAATTCATTCAGAGTGAAAGTATTCGCATTTAGCGTGGGATTGGAAAGTTTAAAATTTCTGCCGTTAAGCGATACCCCATCGGCTGAAGTCGTCCCAGTCACTCCGGTTAATGATATCCATGTTCCATCTGGGAGGTTATTATTTGTACTTGTAAAAACACCTGGATTTGCCGTTGTAATTGCCGAAATGTTGAGAGAAGGAGCGTTTTGCCCTTGCCCTTGTTCTAAGATAAAAACAAATCCTTGCTGATTTCCGGCAATGATAAGTTCTTCACCAGATTGCGAGATTCCACCGTCCCAGGTAACATCTGTATAAGAGGACCATGATCTTGTCAAATCGGCCCATGTGTATCCAACACCGCTTAATATTGGGTAATAATATCCAAAACAGGTGAAGCAATCATCGAAAAAGCTCCAATTCTGTGTGTCATAATTGAACACCAAAACTTTGTCGGGATAAACACCATTAGGATTATCATCACTGGGATAGGTCCAATAATTCAATTTAGTTTCGAACGTTCTTATTCCTTGAACGCGATTAAATCCGTTATTCTTCTGCCTAATCTCAAAAATCGTGTCAGGGATTTTTTCATCAAATCTTTTGGTATCGTTACCGTCGCTGATGACAATACCTCTATTTCCTATCGCCATCACTCCTTTATCAAAAGGAATTGTGCTGAAGGTGCAATCACTGCCCAACTCAACATTCACTCTTTCCCAAACGAAAGGATTCTGGGCGTTATTGACGAATCTAAGTCGCCATGTGCTACGCTCGAAATAGACAACTAGGATATCTCGAATAAAACTGGCCGCTACGATAACTTCGTTGGTAGGGGCATCATTAGCCCCGCCTCGACCAAATAAATCGTCCCTGGCGGTTTTTACATCGACTCCTTGCGGGCTTGGAGTAGAAGGAACAGGGAAAGAGTAATAGGGGGTTCCGATTTGCGTCCATCTTGCTCTATTTCCATAATTGAATACTCCAGCATCGTTTCCCTCTGTTGTATTCAAAAATACAAGATATCCACGATAAGGAAAAATCAATAAGGCTCCTGCCAAAGCATTATTAGGATCGATAGGAGGATTATAATTAGCCCAGCCTGTACCATTTGTCAACGCTCCATAATAACGTATTCCGTCTTTCCCGGCGACTGTTTGCATGGAATCTAAAACCATGCCAGTAAGTGTTGGACCGTTCGTCCAGGTAAATGTCGATGTCGAGGGCTGATTAACTGCTTGTACTGTAAATGGATTTCCTGCAACTGTAACGATAGCTAAAACAGCGGCATTTGCAGCGACAGCGGCGGAAAGATTGATAAAATAAACATAGTCCCCAACCTTCACGTTATTGCCCGCAGAAGTTACTTGTACGGTTGCCGCATTTCCAACTCCAGCGGAACCAGCGAACAAACTTACGTTCCATCCGTTTAATCCCGGCTTAGAATTTGTAGCCCAGAACGCTCCCGCATAATTTGTAGAAAAAAAGAATTGGTAATCTGTACCGCTCCATGTGACTGGCATTACTGATGAAAGAGGTATAAAAGCTGCACCATTATATTTATAAGCCTGTGTAAGATCAAAAGCGATAAGTGTTTGAACGTCGACATTGAAACCCTCCTGTGTTCTTAAACCCATGCATGGCGTACCATTAGCTAAGTTTCCTAAAAGAGTATATGCAGATCTCTTGATAACTCGACCTCTAAATTGATAAGCGTTCGTCATCGTATCAAATGCATCTTCGGGAATAGCATATGGTCTCGTATCTTTACGCAAACCGTCTTTTATCGGGCCGATCATAAAATTTTGTGTTGTCATTGTAGTGCTATGGCTATCCATCCAAAAGTGTAAATACCTGAAGCAAGAGCGGAATTTATTTTGAACGTACTATTGCTTAGAATTTGTGTAGAGACGTCGAAAGGAATAGGAGTTCCAATTGAGGTAAGATTATTAGGAGTCGCTATTGCCATCACAATTTGTGTAGGTGCCGGAGATAATGTGATGTTGACGGCAATATTAGAAGTAGATCCAAAATAAAGAAGATATCCCCCAGGAAGAAAGCTTTGATAAACTGGTCCTGCAGTATTCACTGAATTGTATGTCAGCTGCATGCCAGTATTTTCCGCTTGAGTTGTATCGTTTTGATTGGGAAGGAATTTTGGAATTTGAACAAAAAGTTGTGGTTGGGTTCCCGACTTAGAGGTGGCGTTTTTGCAGTAAAGAACCGCTAAATCTTGCGTAACTCCAGGGTCAGCACTTTGGAGCTGAAATACCATTCCTTCATGCTCTCCTTGACTAGCATCATTTATTAGAGTGTGATTTACGGCAAAAATAGTTGCAAATTGGGAAAAATTCGTTTGTATCGTTGATGCATCCAAAGCAGGACTTGGGCCTGCGTCCGGTTTAATATGAGAATAGGTCATAAATTTGCCACCACCATATAAAAGCAAGGAGGTATAGGAGCATTAAAAACAGCTGATGTCACTATAATTTTACTCAAAAATCCTGGGGGCGATTCAATCAATCCCGCCCACGGCTTATAGTTTTTTGAACTCGACGCGGCTCCAATAGGACAAAAGTTAATTGAAATTATTCCTTTAGCAATTGGAGGAGTCAGTGTAAGAATATTATTAGGAAGATTTGTAAAACTTCCGAAATACAGTAGGGTTTTCCCGGGGAGAAATGTAAAGAAATTCGTTGGGTTAACGGAGTAAATCTGATAATTCGTAAACTGAAACTCTTGTCCAGGGTTTCCTTGATATTGTAAAAAGATCTGATCGGTCTGTCCTGGAACATCTTTTGTATAAACTGAAATTTCCCCTACATCAGTTTGAAATTGATGATCCTGCTCTAGCAATTCGACGATAGTGTGATTGCCCCTAATGGCAGCTGTAGGATCATCTAATGAAACATGATTTGCCATGAAAGTATTGTAAAGGGTCAAGAAATTCTGCAATAGTTCAGGCTGTGAATCGGATAGACTGTCGCTTGGATTTTCCGGGACATTAGGATTGTATCCATCTGACTGCATTATACACCTACTGCAAAATAATAAACCCCGAAAGTCCCTGTAGATATAGCCTCAAACCTGATGGTAAAAGAATTTGCCGGAGCATTTAAATTGGTTGGAATTGCCATAGCTACAAATAGTCCTTGGAAAGTCAGATGAGCTACTGTCAGATCTGCGTAAATAAGAGAAGTTCCCGGAGAAAGTGTGACGACTTGTCCGTTTGTTGGCGTGTTGATGAATCCCGTATAAATAATAAAAGGACCTGCCACAAACGTGTATTGAGTCAATGTCGTGTTTACTAACGAAGGATATGTCAATTGAATTGGAGTTTGATTGTTGCTAGGCTGATAAAACAGTTCGGGAACCGAACTCACCAATTTATTATATAATCCTACCTGAGTGGTGTTTGTAGAAGGCGCACCTGCTTGAGGGCGCATTGTCAAAACACTATGCATGCCGGAAAATTCGGGATCTTCAGTTAATCCCACGTGATTGTCGCCGAATGAATTATTTATAGCCTGGAAATTAGCGCGAAGTTGCCCGAATGACTGTAAAATGGGGTCTGTTACCTGAGGAATATTTGGATTATAAGACATGTTTTATCCTGAAGTTCCACTGTATTCAGTCCCATTAAACCATGATGCCAATGGCCTGCCCGGCTGGCTGAAAATAGTACTTGCTCTTTGACTTCCTAATTGCCTCAATGTCCGTCTTTGCGCTATCTGAAGTTGTTCCTGCCAGATAGGCGTCAGATAAGCCATTCCCTGCTCATCTGGGAAATCTGTGTAGATGAGTTTTGCAGCTCCCGCACATATGAATAGATACCACTCATCCAATTCAGGTGCTTGATTAGCTGCAATCAATTGTGTTGGTTGCTGGCTAATCTGAAATTCCACTTGATAAACTTGCATGGGGCATGGTCTAAACACAATCTGCTGATTGTAGAAGAGTACATCTGTTGGCCTTGAAGCTTGATAAGGAACAACAGCAGCAAAAATTGTAGCTCCACTCGGAATTACAGTTGCTCCAGCTGCTGTGAACGTATATGCACCAGTCAAATAATTAACCGTTCCTACAGTATTAGCGGCATCGTCTACGAGATTGCCTGTATTAGATGCAGGTTGCGGCACATCTGAAATTGTATAAGTAAAACCTGAATTATCAAATGCTGAGATAATAACAGCTGCTTCAGTGACATTCCCAAAAATATCCAGTTGTGCTCTGTAGAATGGCGTGGAAGGAATTGTTCCTGTATATGGCCCTGAGGTTCCGTTCCCTGTATTGATTTGTTGATTAACGCTTAGATTAGGCCAACGATTATAAAACGTGGTTTTGTCTTGAAAATATCTTAAAATATATCCCTGACAATAGACCGGTGGGGTGATTTGTACGTTCCCGGGGACAGGATTGCCGGCAGGATTGGTAACTAATCCCGCCTCATATACAAAATCATAAGTATCAACATTAGGAGTAGTAGTGAAAACATAAGGTTTCGTTAATTTCAAGTTCTTGAATTGCTCGGGGAAATGGAGAGTATAAAACAAGTTAATATAATTTTGAACCTGGGTGCTTGTCATTTGCTGCGGAGTATACCTGGCTGTCATACGTCTAACGGTATTTTCCATCTGATCTAGACTGACAATTTGAGTGCTCATATCAAACCCATTAATTTGACTATCTTATATTTCTCAATTTATATGTGTTTCCAAGATCGCCTTAAAACTACATCCTTAACACAATTTTTCGTAATTTTAAATATCTCACTTATTTCTTTCCTGGTCAATCCTTGCGAAAATAAATTTCTAATTTCTTTTACCTTATTTTCATCCAAAATCGCATTTGGGTGTTTTTCACCTTTTCTATTTATATTATGAGGTTTTCTCATTTTATTTTTACTTTCTTCAGAATGAACTTTTCTTGAAAACCCTTTCATTTTTCCTTTCGTGCAAGCATCCTGTGTATTTTCTTTAAATGTTCCTATCCATAAATGCTTTGGATTTATACATTTTCGATTATCACATGAATGACAAATTATTTTTCCTTTAGGAATCTCTCCTATAAATGCCGCAAAACTTAATCTATGAACATACTGATCTTTTCCTTTGAATGACATTCTTCCATATCCATTTGGCATTATAAATCCTTGCCATTCCCAACATGATTTTTTTATTTTCTTTTTTTTAAGAAGTCTCTCTTTAAGACTAAGTCCGCTATCTTTTATTCCCATAAACACCTCTTAAATATAGTATAAGACGGGTGTTTATAAGTCTAGAAATTATGGAATTTTTCCATTGTTATAATTCACTCCTTCAAATGAATTCTCATTTCCATACGGTAAAGGCAAAGGTGGTAAATATGGACCAGAGCTATTTGGTATTACTGAAGGCGGAGTATATGCAGAAGGCAACGGACTGGGATAAGAAAATACAGAAAAATTAGTTGAATCCAAATTAATTGTTAACGTGTCGCTGGTGACTTGTAATACCCTCGCATTGACATCATTCAGCTGCGTCATCTTAAATTGAGTGGGAATCAAGAATCTCACCTCCATGCCGGTCACATAACCATGATCGTTAACCGTTGTAACGACCATGGGATTTGCATTGGTTATGGATGCAATCGTTTGTACTCTCAGTTTTTCTTGAACCTGAACTTGCGAGTATCCAGGATAATATATGACTGAACTCATACAAGCCTAAAAGTTAACTGGCACAAATGCATATTTTTTATTTGAGGTATCTATGTCATGAATCTGACTCATTGGTGCATTTGGATCCATCGGCCCTTGTTTTTGTATAAAATGAGGAGTGTAGTAATGATCGTTAATTTGATCGGCAAATCCGCGTGGAAGTGGATAAACCTTACCATCTTCCAGATTATACCATTTAACAGGATCAGTTTCATATTTCATATAAGTTAATTTTACAGATTGTCCCGGGGCTCTACGGTTTATAAACTTACCCGTCACTATTTCACTGTCATAGGCTTTTTGTTTTTCAATCTTTGCTTTCAAAGCCATCTTTTCTGAAGACATGCTAATTTGTTTTTTAACGATGATCATTTCGTCTTCTGTCACCTCTCTCGCCGGCATTGTTTTAAGTTGAACTTTCTTTTCTTCAAGTTCTGACTTGGTTTTTTCTAATTCTAGACGAGCTTTATCAATTTCTGTTTCTAATGATTCTAATGTCTGAGCACCTGACATATTCACCTCTTGTTTTTCTTCTACTTGTAAACTTAAAGTTTTTTTTTGTCTTGGCATATTTATTCCTTTTAAAAAAAAGAGTAGAGACGATTTATCTCTACTCTCACCCTGTTTTATGGGAAAGACTGAAGTGAAGTTTCCGCTATCCACTCCCAAGCATCTGCTGTACTTCCAATGATACCCCCAACCGAAGCTGAGTTCGTGCCATCTCCAGCCCCTACCAAAATGCCGTTGACACCTTGATTTTGCTTAGCAAAGCCAAGAATGTCTTGGTTCGCATAAGGCAATGGCGATGGAGTAATTCCCGCGAGGGAGTTCAAATTCCCTTCGCCTTGAGGAATCATTTCGGCAAAAGTGAAAGGATACTTGCTAACTGCTGGCCATGCAAAAGCTGTGAAGTTTGTGCTGTCAACATTAGCAAAAGTAACAGTCTGAGTACCTACAGCATTATTAACTGCCGATACTGTGAGCTGAACAGGAAGACCATTGGAAGTGCTATTAAGATTTTGCATTCCATACACGGAAGGAATAGCAAATCTAACCACATCGCCAACTTGGTAGTTTTGTTGTACCAAAGTAGTTACAACCATTGGATTAGCCAATGTAATCTTCGCAATCGATCTAAGACTTGGGTAATAGAGAGATCTTGAAGGTATATTGACATTACCAACTTTCTGTACAGAACCAACCGAGGTCGCATGACCTGTACTTACCAACAATGTAGTAAATTGATTTGTTCCATTTGTTGCCGTTACTGTCATGACAAGGCCGCTGAATTCAGGTGCACTTACCAATCCATACACTCTTACATTATCGCCTACTTGGAATCCGTGGTTTGTACCAGTAGTCCAAACGGTTGTAGAACCGGGCGTATATGAAGAAATTGCAATGACGGGTCCTAGCGTTGGCAACGCTGCGTTAACAATAGTGAAACCATTGATTGCGCATATCCCGTTTTGCAATGGAGCCAGGATGCCTGCGACGGTGCCGTTCTGTTCAATGAGAGCGGTGCCCGCTGCATACAGGGGAGTATAATAGGCTCTGACGATCCTATCAGATGTTAAAGAACCACTAATACCAAGTGCTGTCTGGCCGGATCTAGTTAGATTTCTTAATGAAAATCTATTAATAAAATTCGGTACAGGAACAAATTGAGGAGTAGAAGCCGTATTGATAAAGCTTCCAGTAGTAATTTGAGTCATATACTACCTCCTATAGTGCTACTTGGAGAGTGCAACGTAGGTTGACAATCCAAGAGGTGTTGGTGATGTTGAATACTTGAGCCATTTTCCAACCAGCAGTCTGGTAGAGTCTCAAGCGTGGGGATGCAATTTCAGGCGGAGCATAGCAGAATTGAGCGGAGTATCCGTCCAAATCAACCATGTCATAAGATTCTTGCCCTGGAATGAAAACGTTGTAAACGTCTGCACCATTGGCAGAAGCATTTGGAGTAATTGACCCGACGGAAGAGAGCAAGAAACGTAAGTTCCTTACGGTACCCCATTCGGGTTGAAGTAAATTGGACTGATTAGCGTAGTTTGCTACGTTAATAAATCCAAGCATTTGGTCAAGATCTGCCGACAGATTCGTGTGGCCTAGACCAAAGAATGCTGTACGGACTGGAGCTGTACCAAATTTATTTTCACCTTCAATAATATCCATGATGAATTGAGCATTGGCTGTACGCAAGAGGCGCACGGCTTTTGAGCAATCCAATGGACTAATGTTGGTTGGGTTGTCCCCGTTTGTACCTGAAGTACAGTTAATCGGAGGTGCCAGTTCTGTTACTTTCGGTTCCCAACCTACTGACCATATTTCTATGGCGGAGCAATCTCTTCGGATCACTCTCAATATATTACTATACTGTTCAGACTATCGCTTCACCTTTCGGCGTCTCGGGACTTAGTCGTTCACGGTCTGTTGTTGCATTCTACGCATCATCATTGTATAATGTACGTAACATATAACATTGGAGCCTTATGATTGAAAAACTTGCTTACGTTGCCGGACTGATAGACGGCGAAGGCTGCTTCGGAATGTACTATTCCAAGCGTCTTAATCGTCATTATCTTACTGTTGATATCTACAATTCATCTTTAGAATTGTTAGAATGGTTAAGTGATAATTTTCCTGGTGATCATCGTGAAATCAAAGCTCCAAGTAAAAAGATTCACATTAACTGGAAGCCACAATATATTTGGCGTTCCAACAACAATGATACTTTATCATTCCTTAAACAAGTTCTTCCTTACCTCATAGTTAAAAAACAACAATGTTTGCTTGCCATTCAGTTTAGGGAAACATTTGTCCGGAGAGAGTGTCCTGTATCCCAAAAAACTCTGGATCTTAGACGATCTCTATATGGACAAATGAAAATCTTAAACCAACGTGGAGTAACAGTTCCGCCTTGTCTTCCTTCTGCCTAGGCAGCTAGGAGTTCCAAGTCAATCACCCAAGATTTATAGGGAGCACACATTTTACCCCCTTCCATCATCGAACGTGCCAATTGATCTTCAGTTTCCCGAAGAGATTGGCCAAGGACAGATACCGCTGAATTGAGCACGGGATCTTCGTTTATGAGCATTCACACTGTTACTTGTTGACCAAGGATTATGTTAATTAATTTTATCGAGTTCATCTCGAAAAATGTTAATTCTTGGCGGAGGGTCTTGTTATTCCCCTCTCTGCGCGTTTCCTGCACAGATCGGACTTTCGCTTAACCTTTCGGTTCCTACCCGCTTAAGTCTCTCACGGCGTGTTTTTTGATTTTAATAAATCGATAAACATCTCGTACAATTTGTCAATTCTGTTACTCAGTTGATCCATTCTCGCATTGTGTTGTTGCATATCTTTTTTAATATCTCGCACATCTGAGTGAATATAAAAAATTCCACCTAACAACGTAACAATAATTGTTAAAACTTGTACCCACTCCATATAACCCCTTTTTTGGAAAGATTATATCTCGTTTATCATTTATTTTCAAACACTTCCGCCTTGTCTTCTTCGCCTTGACGCGGTCAGAGTTCCAAGTCAATTAGGGCTGGTTTATAGCAGGCAATTTTGTCTACCTGCTCTTGAAGGATTAGGTATGTACCATCAAATTCATACCCCTTCAAGATGATTGGCATGGCTTATGCTGCTTGTAACCAATCAATGCGTGCGTCAATATCCAGAGCAGTCAATTGCTGCGCTGGTGGGTCGACGATTCCATTACCAAGTGGTACCGGAGCCGTTTGTAGATTCTGATAACGTCGTCGTCTCAGAATATCGCCAGCTTGCTGATCCATTGTGATCGGATACTAGCTGTTACTTTATGACTATGTAGCTACCTATATTAGCTACCTACATAGCGGAGGGTCTTGTTATTCCCCTCTCATACGTTCTCACGTATGTTCAGACTATATCATCACCTTTTCGGTGTTTGGCGTGTAGTCGTTGAGGATTTTAGAATTAATATTACAAAATAGTTCGATATCGGACTGTGAATACGAAACTCCACAAAATCCATTTATCTTATTTTTCCTATTTATGCAAAATTCCAAGATTTTTTGAGCTTTTATTTTTTTCTCTCCAATCATATGCGGGGTAATAAATTCTATAAATTTTATACATTTTTTCATCCCTGAAATATGTATCTGCCAACTTAATTTATATCCTTTTTTCCTTGGTTTCCTTACATATGACTGATATTCGATTCCATTCTGATAGAATAAGTCATGAATCAAAGATAAAATATGAAAATCTGTGTTACATATGCCACAAGTTGGAACATATCTTGAGATTCTTTCACCCTTTTCAACTCTCTTTGTATCCATCAAACTTAACCATCCTTCTGCTTCAAAAAATCCTGCAAACCATTGCGGGCTTAATTCTAATCTTTCCTGCTGATTGTCCATTGTTTCATCTCCTGGATTTTTACACTGTAATTGACTGTCGCATACAGTGTACCAGAAAGCTTTAGGAGTTTCCAGCAAATAGCCAAATTTTATATGGGCAATCCCTATTCTTTACCCATTGTAGTATGGATCAGATCTGGCATTGGACGAGCAAGCAGTTTCATGCTCAACTGCTGTTGGACAGCCGGAGGCAGAATGCTTGTTGTTGTAGGGCCGCTCATTTTTTAGTCTCCATGATTTGGAGACGAAGATCACTTGCGAGCTAATGCCATCGTTTCTTTCCAAAGAGCATTTTTTTGCTCTTTACTCATCTTTGAATTGGATACTTGGGCCGCAGTAGAGACGGCTTCGGATCTTACCCCTAGGCTGCCCGTCTTTGGCTTTCCTTCCTTTTCATCGACTCGTTTCTGTTCCTGCGATACAGGTTTATCTTTCACCGTCTTTTCGGCTTTATCTGCTTGGTAGGCGGCGCTCTTTTTTATGAGGTTATACACCTTTCTCAAAGGATTAGCGGCTTTCTCGACAGCCTCTCGGTTGTCTTCGTCACTTTTGATATATTTTTCAATATTCTCAGCCGTGACGACCTCTTTGAAGTCAGGAAATTCTGTAGCAGTCTCCAAAATTTGAATTTTTTGATTCTTTTCAGCTAGCTGCTGCTCATAGCCCGACATTTTTTTATTTATCGAACCAAAAGCTTTGGAGAGTTTCTTCCCGTCAGGAAAATCCTCATTCTCAAGCTGTCTAAAATCAAATTCTTCTTCGGGTTCTGGTTGAGGCTGCCGTTGCTGCGCTTGCAACTGAGCATGCTTCTCAATCATTTCCTTTTCTTTTTGAGCCTGCCATAGCTGACGTTCTAGGTCCTCTTTGGCTTTTCGAAGCTCCGCGAAACTTTCTTTCGGAGTCTTCTCATGGGTTTGTACAGCCTGATCGACCACTTCAGGAGTTTGGGTCTGCTCTGTGTTTTCCATGCTTTCCTTTGAGATTGGCGAGATCTCTATTGCGCCGTATGAAACGGGTCGTTATGATCCGTTGCTTGACGTATAATTAAAGTTTGAATTTATATCAAATTAAAAATTGGAGTTTGTGAATGAAACAAGAGATTGACACTTTTGCATACATGATGGCTGCGGAAAAAATGGTCAGTATGATATCTACAGTTGAACAAACCATGGAATTTATGGTAGAATATCAGATCAAACCTGACGAAGAAGTCAAGAAAGCGTTAAAACCTCTGATAGAACAGATGCAACAATGGATCAAATAAGGAGTAAACATGGAATGGACACAATTCGCTGTATTTTTAGTCACGATGTTGGGAATGTTCTTCTGGTTAAGAACAGAAGCAAACGCAGATCGCAGAGACCAAGCAAATACAGCAGCAGCAGATCGAAGAGACATTCTGCAATTAATCCGCGAAATCAAGGAAGAGATTAAAGACTTCCATGGTAAATTAGAAAGACAAGATGCCGAATTTAAAGGAAGAATGGCTCTACAAGATGCCGAATTCAAAGCGCACTTAATGCATTGCCATAAGGAATAGAAAATAATATGGATTGGCCAACCGTCTTAGCGATTGCTGCAACAAATATTGGACTCATTACTTGGATAAAGAGCGATGTTAAATCTTTCGAATCTGAAATACGAGGATGGAAAGAAGAAATAAACAAGGAAATGAAAGACTTCCACGGACGTCTATGCGCTATCGAAGAAAGGAATAGAAAATGAAGTGGAATAAGATAAAAGATTGTGATCCTCCACTTAAAAGCAAGTTATTGATATGGAGATTTAAGAATAAAAAATACACGATAGCGACTGCTAATCTGATCTCAAGAGATGAAGATGGAACACTTACAGAAGAAATAGAGTGGGTAACGGAACATAATACATGTCATCCAATAAATCCAGAAGATCATTTTATGTTTTTTCCTCCTTTGGAAGTAACTCACATATATCAATAAAGATGTTTAAATGAATAAATATACTGCAATAGAAATGAAGTGGCTCTCCTTAGAATTTACACCACTAGATGGACAGAAGATTGTTGTACTTTGGAGAAGATCTGAGCAATCTATGATGGAATATAATTTTAGAACTTATAGGTCCTGGTTAAAGCATCCATTTGGAATACATTCGTCAACGGGGAAAGTTATAGGTTGGATTCCACTTCCTGGAGTAGACGACACGTTTGTAATTAAATAACTTTACTTTTCACAACATAGTCTGAAATCTGATCTAAAGTACCTGCCATATATTTTTTAAGCATTTCTACAAACTTCGAATCAAATTCATAAGGATGCCCGAGAATATATGTGCGTATCTCTTTTTTCGGTATGCACCATTCAAAATTAACCTTTCCACCATCCTCAACAGACCACAGATAATGATCTTCCATTTGATATGGACTAGGCCTAATACGGCGACAAAGAAATTTCGGAGCATACCCCTCAGATGTAGATTGAAACCAAAAATGAATATAATATTTCCCTCTTATTCCTTTATCGTAGCTCATTTGGACAATGTTATTAATGACATGCAACAGTCTTCTATTTGCATATTTCAGCATTTCTCCGACTTCTGCCCCGTCTACAGATTTTTCCAAAATATGCATGATTTTAGTCATTTTACTTCACCATCTTCGCCCCGCCCATATAAAGGCTTCGATTGCTATTAGACGAACTCTGCTGAGGCTTTTCGATATAGCCAACTGGAGGTTTATGGAGTTTCGGGAGCTTCTTGATCTTTGGGGGTATCATTGTCATTTAGCCACCGTGTTTCTTCATGTGCTTATGCGCCTCGTGAAGTTCTTCTTTGGAATGCTTAACAGAATGATGCTTTTTCTTCTTCTTAGAATGTTTCATCATCTCGTCTTTCATATGCTTTTCATGTTCGTGCTTTTTCATAAGCTTATCCTACATTTTTCTTGTTAGCTTTTGCGCCATCCGTTCCTTGCCGATTATACGACTCTTGCAATGGCAATGGTGGCTTTCCGCCTGGTGGTGTGAATCTAGGCCTTGTATCGCTTAGATTCTTATTCTTTGGCACCATTGGCTTCTTAATCTCTGGTATGATCTTGATTCTTGACATAGTTTATCCTTTACATCCGTTTAAATGATGGTCAAATGCTTCTTGCCAGCCTTTTTTCCATTCATCAATGTCATCGTATCCATATTTACTTTTATCTAAAATAAGTCTCGCCGCTTCTGCAAGAAGACTGTTGATTTTCTCTTCTCCTGGTTCTTTGAAACCTTTGGATGGTCTTGAAGCCCCGCAACATCTACATGGCATTATTTATCCTTTATAAATCCGTTTATTTGCCAGGCTGGTCAAACGGGAAAAACCTTTAATGAGAGCCCAAATATTTGAACTCTAAAATTATTTATTCATCATCTTTTCGCGAGTATATGGCTTCTTCGCTAGTGAAGCTGAATCATGACTATCGATTTTCTTGCGAATAGATTCATAGCTATTGCTAGCACCTGCTGGTGGTTTTGGATCATGATTTTCCTTAATCTTAGAATAGTCGGCTCCGCTATTCCCTCTTCCTTCGCGCCCTCCCATGGAGGTGTTTTTATGACTGTGTCCCATTGGTAACCTCTTGTTTTTTGATAGCAGTTTCATCCTGCCCTTTTCTAATATTTTCTATCAAGGTAAATACCTTGACGATATCGTCTACTTTCATAGACTCTACTTCTTTCGCAGCTTTGACCATGTCAAGCGTTGCTGCTGCCTTTTCATGCTCGGATTTGTTATGCGCTGTCGCTATTTGGAATTGTTCGAGATGTCCCTTTTGAATGCGCTCTTCCGCCAATGCACGGTCGCTCGCAGCCTTAGATTGTAAGGATTCGTTAACAACTTGTTGATTCTGCATTTGAAGCTGCGCCATTTGCTGCTGTTGCTGTTGTTCTTGCTTTTGATTTTCTTCGATAGCTTTGATAAGTTTGTCCTTGTCTTGAATGACAAGGTCTTCGAGTAACTGTGCCGGAGGAATAGGAAGACCATCCTTCCAAAGCGTGTATTTTTGTAGGAAACTAAGTTGCTTAGTAGTCGCGGTAAGCGGTGCATTTGTGACCACAGCATCATATCTCTGGAATGACTTGTCTCTGAACTCATTCGTAGGCTCCTCCTCGATCATTCTTCGGATTTTGCCAAGGGTATAGTTTTTCTGAATAAGCGCCCAATGGAGTCTGCCCGCGTTACGTTGAGATAAATCGAGGTTATCAAAGAGCTCCTGGAGAGTCGTAAGTGCGGCACCCTGACGTAACTGCTCAGTAATGCCAACGTCGCTATCTTCCGCTTGCCCCAATAATTCTGGAGTGACACCTGCATTTGATTGAACATCCTCTTTAAGAAATTGTGTGGCCTGGAAATTAGCGGGGTTGATATTGGCCCCTGGCTTGTCTACAAGAGATTGTAAACGGCCCTTTTTGAAGAATCTAACTTTACCCGGGCCTACTTTGAAAGCGTCTTGATCGTCAATAAGAGCGTCTTCCTCCACGTCGACACCGCTGAACTGAGCAGCGAGGAGATCGAGTTCGAGTTGCTTACGATACGAGTAAAGATATTGCGGGTCCCTAATATTTCTAATAATTCCTTGATAGCGGAAGCTATAATTATTGTTAGCAAGATCGTGATAGCCAACAAAAGGAGTAAAGGGATAAAAATCAACGCCCAGAGGATTAGGTCCGTTATACATGCAAGTATTGTTAACAATGATCGCAAGGTGCACCGTTGGGACTTTTTCTTTAACTACAACGACATCGGGAAATCTAGCTTTCAGGTTGGCTAAATCTTCCTTATCAAAATCCACTTCCGTTGATTCATATGTCTGAGGATCGACAATAAATGTGGCCATCCGTTCTGTCAAGTACCAATACTCATCATAGGCAAGAAAGCCTTTTCGGCGAATGTTGTATTGCTGTGGCATGAATGTGAACTTGGTATCGAAGTAGGCTTGATCGTTGAGTAAATCAATATCGTTAGCGCGTCCTGGAAGCATTTGCTTGACTTGTTCCCTCCACAGATACTTGCGCGTGCGTATGAACTGACAATCGCTCAAATCCATTTCACGCCAGAAAGCATCCATCATGACCATATCAGCACTAAAGCATTCTGTCTTGAGATCGCCGCAGATAGGATCACGCCTATAGTCAATCCAAGAGTGCATCAAGCTCAATCCTGTGATGCCTGCAGCCTCTTTAAAACAACTGCTGATTGTATTATACGTATCATCAAAATAATAAGCCGACTGTAGTGCTTTGGTGGCTTGTGAAGCTGTTTGATTAGAGCTTCCGTGCACTGGCACCATTTGAGTGGCCTTACGATGCTGTCTCTGCCTGCCACAGACCATATTGACGACTGGCATAGCAGCGTTAAAAATGTACTTTTGATGCTCATAATTCAGCCCAGAATAGAGATTGAGGTAACGCTGATCGCCAAGATAGACCTTCCTGTCGATAAGCTGTTCCCAAAAGAAGAGCTGCCATGCTGAAAGATTAGACTGATAACGCGAATCTGCTTCTGCTACGATATCGGGTTTGCCATCTTCATAGAAGGTCTGATAGACATTTCCGACAACCTGAGACCTTTCGAGCATTCCGCTAGTCACGATTCACCTATAATAAAAACTTTACTATACACAATATTTCTTTTTCCCTACACTGGATTTACAAGTAGAACTGTGAAAACTACTTTTCGGTCAAGTTTAGCCGCGAGCTTAACTTGACCGGTCTTATTTTAATTTCTATTTCCCCTCAAATGCACGCTGAATTTTCATTTTATGACGTAAAATGTTTTCAACTTTTTCTAGTTGAGAAAGTCCCATTCCAATCATGAGATTCTCAATTTCTTCGTATACTGTAAATGGATTATCACACTTACAATCCATCGCATGCTCTCCGCACTTGTCGCATTCACCTGACATATTATCTCCTTATTGAATCTCTATACATTTTTGCTACCCTGCAGCACTCTAACAGCACGTCTATAGTTCGCTTGTTATAAGTGGAACTGATCGGCATTGCATAAAAATAGATTATAGATTTGTCCACATCTTCCCTCTCTTGATGATAAAAATTTATCAAATCTCCGCGAAGAAGATCATAAATTTCTTTTCTCAATTGGAGAATCTGTTCGTTGGCGTTTCCCAATGAACAGCAGCAACATTTTTCCACACTATCTCCTCATTGAATATGGATTATTGTTATTTGGGCCTATAAATGGCGTCTGCGGTCCTAATCTTGGTCCTGGCTTGGGCCCATAGCCTGCGTTGGTTTTAAGCTGATTGAGCTTATCTTGTGTCAACGATCCTGGCCCACGCCCAAATTGCGTGCGAGCATTCGCCATGTAGCGAACAGAATCGGCAGCATGAGAACAGTTATGAACTATAGCACCATTGAAAAGACTAAAATGCTCATGATCTGGAACTGTAAGACACCAAACATCTTCCTTATAATCCAGATGCTTTACGCTTTCTATAATAGGCTGCTTTACAGTTTGGGTGACAATATTTCGATTGGTGACCATTTTTACGAACCATTGCCATGAATTCTTTATTACAGAACAAACAATTCCTTGGCTCCCTTTTCCATTTAGTCCAATTTTTTGTTCTTTCTGCATTTCTTTTATGCCACAACCTACCCTCTTCTGATCTATGCCATTCGGCTGCTTTTTCTCTAGCCTTATCACCAAATTTTCTTGATGGGATATCTTTCCAAGTTGTTGATAAATGTTCAGATGCGGGCAAACATTCAAGGTTTTCAAGTAAATTATTTCTTGGATTGCTGTCTTTATGATGGATATGGCATTTTGCAGGTATTTCACCAAACGCAGATTTCCAAACATCTCGATGTAATTTCTTTCCTCCGCGAGTGAAATATGTTTCATTTGGCCATATTCGGTATAATCCACCATCGAAATATTGGGTGAGTTCATCAAGGATGATTGGATCTCTGTATAAGGCATTAGGGATTCTGCGGATTTCCAACCGTTTACCGTTAAAAATAAATGCTCCGGCGTACATTTCACTATAGTCCCGTCGACAAACTTCACCTCCACAAGTTGGGCATTTTTCCGCGTTATTCGTGGATTTGTGTACGGTTTGAATCCGCATAATGTTTTAATACTCCCTGTTTTAGGTAGATCCATTATGCGACACGTTCCGTTATGCGTCAATATTTTTGTGTCACCAGTAAAGCACCAATCGTGCATAGGCGTTTCGCTATACGCTTGGGTCTTTTCATTAAACTTTTTGTGATAGTTTTCTAAGCATTTGATGAGATGCTTGCATTTGGTTTCATCGATGAATGCAATACTTAATAGTGAACGAGTGGCTTCAATGCCAATGGCAATATCTGTTTCCCTTTCCAATACCGTTGTCTTGAGGCCTTGTTCCCACGCAACATCTTGCAACGTTCTTCCAGTCTGTATAGATCCCGAGCCCGCATCATGCGGCATATAATGTGTGCCGTATACATAGGGCTTGTTTTGTATGACTTTGGCATAATGCGCTATTCCTTCTCCTTGTGCTTCATAAAAATCGATGATACGCAATTCGCCCCCAACCTCTTGCCAGAAGGTGATACTAGTACTGTCCCCATAACCAATGTCCCACGCAGTGTGTACCGGGCAGCGCGTATCATATGGGACATTACATATTCTTTTTTCTTCTCTCGCTTTTTCGATGATGCGCCCATAATAACTACCCTCCACGCCGCGATTAAAACTGCAGTAATACTCCTGATGCATATGTTCATCTGAGAATCCATTATCGGCTTGAATCCTTTTTAAGTCTTCTTCGGTCAATACACCAGTATCTTTGACTGATAGCACCTCGCAAAACCAGTCAGGATTAGCTTTTGCATTATTCACAAGATCATAGAAATGGTTTTTACCACGCGGGGTAGAGATAAAGATTGCATAGCCTTTATTAACCTCTAGAATTGGGCTGAGATATGCCCACGCGTTAGGAGATTGAATAGCATATTCTGAGAAGATAATGATCTTAGGATTAGAGCCGACTAGGCTATCAATGTTATCCGAGCCGATAAGCTGATAAAGAGATCCATTTGTGAATCGAATCTTCATCTCATGACCGTTCTTGGATTCGATTACCTCTCGAGGAATGTAATCAAGAATGCGTTTGCCGTCATTCGTAGACGAATCCCAGATTACTTTCTTAGCTTGACTATAAGTAGGTAAAATATGAAAAGCAGTCCACCCACTATTAAGCAAAAGCTGGAGAATGCACCAGTTAAAAGCAGTAATGTCCTTGCCTCCTCGCCTATGCACCACCCAGACAGCGCGTTTGGTTCCACTATTTAGAGCCTCTATTATTGGAATTTGATAACTTCTTGGCTCGAACGTTAACTCCACGGGCAAGGTCATTTTTCACCTTAACTATAATTTTTTGATTTCTGTTGTTGCCTTCTGCTTTAGCTTTGATATCAGCATCATATTTTCTCTCTTCTCTATCGTATTTATGATAAAGCGGATCATATTGACCTTCACAACGAGAATAGAATTTCTCAGGCATCACTTCGGCACATGCTGCATCAAATCTATTTTGAGAGATATTTTCCTTCGCTAGCTGCAAGGCCTCCCGAAATTTCTTATGTTTGTTGGCATATTCAGGCAACTTTGTGACGCTCATACGCTTTGGAGAGGAAAAGCCGATCAGATTCAAAGATGTTGCGTGTTGAGACCATTCGATTATTTCATCGGCTAGATCATCTAGATTGTGTTTTTGATGTCTCCCCATGTGTACTCACACAATGAACTTGTAGAAGAGAAATAGCGTGAATGCCATCATCCCGAACACTAGAAAAGCGAATTTCATTCCTGGTTCATATTCCTGTTGTTGTTTCATAGCTCCTCCAACATTGGTTATAATCAAATTTTTAGTTGCATTTCCTATATGTGTCAATCTTTATTTTAGGTGACTTGAAAGTGATGTTTTGCTATGTTCGTTCCCGAATTGAACGACATAAATCTAAAAAGAGTAAAAAAATGATTCAATACGACCTATTTAAGCCTATCCCTGATGATATCCAAGTATGTCAAATTGAGGTCAAAGCAGTTCGCACTTCACTAGATAAGGTCAGACGTGGTACATACGCTTCGATCAATGAGTTGAAGAAAGAGAACTATGATTTGAAATGTAGACTCGAGATTTTAGAAAGGAACATTTGCAATGGAAAAGTGGATTTTACTTTATAGGAAGTTGTTGCGTTTTCTAAGTTTTCGGACTTATTTTCCGAAGAAAGGGTCGATAAATTATATGATAAAACATTTGCCTGCCGGCGAAGATACAATTGTGTTATCTCCCGGGAAATACAAAGAATCAATTAATCTAAAGGCGGAGATTAATTTATCGGGGAAAGTTAGATGAAGGTTAAAATATTTAACGCTACTTGCGTCATGATGTTGGAAGATCGGGTCAACCACTTTTTGGAAGAGAATGACGGAAAATTGCTGATTGATAAAATCGAATTTAGAAAAGAAGATGGATTGTTCTATGCGTTTATCGCTTACCACCCAGCAATTCAATTCTAATGGCGTATTCATTGGGGCGACCCTTTTCTTGTGCGTAAATCCATGTGATGCGTTCGTCCTCATCCGCCCGACCCGCCGCCAAGCCCTCTATTAAGCCGTCGGCAAGCGCATCGCGTATCCACTTGAGTGAGTACACAAGGTTGTCAAAATCTAGCTTCCTAGGCGAAATACGACACATTGTTATCGAAACGGGCAATTCCGCGAGATGCCTGTATTGATTAAAGAAAATATTTACATATCCTTTTTGCTTTTTGTGTCGTTTGCTTCTTTTAAGCCAATGCTCGGAGGTATTAGCCTCCGACACCATAAGCTTTTTTCCTAAAGGGATAATGAATTCTATTTTCAAAAAGGGCACTCCTCCATTGAAGGCCTGTGATCCTGTTTCTGTTGTGCTGCATTTTGTGGTGATTGGTTGTGACCCCTGGCGCAATAAGCATCTAGCGCTTTGATGACCTTATTGCTAAATTCATCACATCGTTCCGTAAATCCGCAGTAGGGTGCGTATTTTGTTTCTCCATCTTTTTCGTATTTCTTATCTGGAAATCCCACCCAACGACGGCCGTTCTTTTGAAATAGCTTCATGTCATTGATGAAGAAGTCTGGCGATCCTGAGATTGAGAACTTGATACTTAGATAGGCAAGCAGTGCACCTTTGCCTTCCATCTTTTGATACTTCGTGATTTCCATGGTTTACTCCTTGCTGTTTGTTTCTTCTTCGACTTTCCAATCCTCTGACAGAACGTCAAATACCGTGATATAGAAGCTTCCTAATGGCATGTCGTGTTCTGGCGACCACCGAAGATGTCCTCGATCTGGAGATGATTCCAAAAATATTTTACTACCTAGGCGGAGGTGTGTCAAAGCTTCTTCCAACTTCATGATTTACTCCTCTTTTGTTATTGCATGAGATTCAATCCATTTTTCAAATAGATCTCTTCTAACATAAATTTTACCGCCAATTTTTCTAATGGCCTTGCCTAGCCCGTTTTTTTCTCTTTTGAAAACTAATGTCCTTAAAGACGGAAGACTAAAAGGATATCGCTTGTTTTCTGCCACCTGCCTAATTGTTAGGTATTCATAATCAACCATTTATATCATTCCTTTTGTGATTTTATTATATTTCTTTTGCGTAACTCACTGTCTAACTGTTCCTTAAATCCATTTTCTTCATATTCCAAGCAGAATTCGTAAGGATAGCAGGTTATTTCGATGTATTTGGACAAAGCGTTTATTTGATGTCCGTCTAATCTTCCCTCATGATTTTTTTGGAGTTCCTGGGCGTATTTCTTATTTTTTTCAATGGTATCTTGTTGCGTCTCTGGAACTTTAGGCTTTTCCTTGCAGGCCCATTTGATAGCGGCTGCTAGTGACTTGCTGAGAGAAACTGATGGATGAGTGGCCCAACCGATTGCTTCAACGATTTCTTTGGGCTTGTAGTTTTTGGCGAGCCATTGCTTATCGGAGTCCGGGATATCGAGGCTTTCGAGTTCAGGAATACTTTTTGAAAAAGAAACAGCAGCAGGCTCTGTACAACAGGTTTGCTGCTGTTGTTTTTCTTCTTTCTTTAACTCTTTATTTTGTGGGTGCATCTGTTGCACCCCCCCCGGTGCGTTCGTTGCACCCCCCCCGGTGCGTTCGTTGCACGGGTAAGACTTATTTGAATTATCGTCTACAACTAACTCGTAGTAAGCTTCTTGTAAGCCTTCTTTACCAACTAATTCTTTCAAAACCAACCCTTTATCTTGAAGAGATTGGGTAGCATATATAACAGCCCTTCGTGACTGTCCGGTCAGCTGAACTAATTGAGAAGTGCTGATATGATCACGTATTTTATTCCAGCCAAATGTCTTGCGTAATATGACAAGTAAAACTTTTAATTCAGATTCATTTAAAAGGGGCAGCCAATGGTCGAAAAGATCATTGGGTGTTTGGGTAAAAGTTGGGGCTACAATTCTCATAGTTCACCTCCATGAATACCAAACCACGCTTCAAATTGATGTCTATATAATATCGGGATATCCTCATAGAGGATATTTCCAGCGCGATATTCACAGTAATATCCTTTACCCTCTAAAGAAATCGAATTTGATTTTAAAAACTCCAAATCCATTGGAATATACTGTCGGCCTTCTCGTTCTATTATTATATCTTTGATGGGGTGTGCGTAGATTTTTTCAAACATAGCCAAAATCCTATTGTAATAAATGGGTTATTTTAGCTACGCTGGGAGGTATTACATGTTCCTCTCAGCGTAGCTCTTCGAAAAAGCCAGTCTACAAACTGGCTTTTTCACTTTCACAGTACACTCTCTTATCATTCTAGTAAACAAGTTCTTATGCATATTCCTTGCCATGTAGACAGAAGTGGCCTATCGTTTCTTCCTCTCCGTAGTAATACTCAAATCCTAATGGTTTAACCTGAATGAATTCGCTGTCAGTCTCACAAGTTACAACAAAACCGTTGTGCTCGAGCCATTCTACATTAGGGATAAATTTGTGAGGATCTAATGAAGGATTGGAAGACATCTCAAAAGGACATCCCGTCATGTGATAAAAATCACTTATCGTTTCAAAGACCTCAAAAGCATAGCCTCTATCCACAAACATTTTCTTCTTGCAGCATTCGCAATAGATAATCGTTAACATAGCATGTATCCCTCTGCGTTGACTTCGGCGTTTTGGTGTGTGATTACAAAGGCGGATTTTCTTTCGTCGAAAAAAAGAACGTTTGTCGCTTGGAGCGCAAAAAGATGTTCCAAAAAAATGTCTTCGTGAATAAAATACTTTTCTTCAATGAACTCTTTTATGGCGATGGTCCGGTAGCCTATGCGATTTTTCCATAAAAGTAGATAGATAAAAATAGAAGAGGGGCATTCCTCTAAAACAGAAACTACATTAGAATAGGAGGGGTAATCTATAAGTTTTTTCATTAATTGATTCTGAGTTTTTCACGGTAAATGTGTCTGTGAATATGTGTAGGGTTGCGTTAGGTGGTACTGGCGCAACTCATTTTCATTCTATATAAAATCTTTTAAGATAAAAGATCAATCAGATTTTTGTTGCAGCAAGATAGGATCTAGTATTTCTTCGCAGGGAACTTGTTTCTTTGTCCCTAGGTGAACTTTGACGAGGACACTCCCTCTCACATCTTTCCCGTTTAATATATTGTACAGTGTTTGAGTAGTCACATTTGATCTCCTGGCTAGCTTTGCGACGCTAATCCCCGTGTCTTCCATATAGTCTTTCAAATTCATAAAACCTCTTTTTTTTTACTTCTTTTCTTTTTTCGTTGACGGAAATATCAACGATAAGATATGTTTGTGTTATCAAGATACGGAAAGGGTTATAAAAAAGCAAGGAGAACATGAAAGAAAGAATCATACACGAAGATTTTCAATGCAATATATGTAGAAAAGCAAAAGCTGTTTTCGATGGAAAAACAGTAGAGGGCCCTTGGGCCTACATGTGCGAAGCGTGCTTTGCTAGAAATGGTATTGGGCTTGGTTTAGGTTGCGGACAAAAGTTAATCACAAAGGAGAAGAAAGATGGATGAAGTATGCACCAAAGAAATGGATAGAGGAGAGTTTGAATCCTATATGGAATATCTAGAATCGGAAATTCGAGGAGTCCCTTGGGATTTGGTCGAGAAATACTTGGCGGGCGAGAGACGGTTTTATGAAGAATACCAATTAGAAAAGGAGTGGGAAAATGAGCAATCTAGAAGAATTGAGGGTTAGTGCCGAAAGATTGTGCGCTTCTTTGGACGAAGCTGCAAATAATGAAAAAAAGTTTTGTCACAATGTGCTGAATGAGTTAGAAAGAATGAGCTGGGAAGCTCTTCGAATCTCTAACGATATTAAGGAAATAATGGAGTATCAAGGAGTTTAAAATGAATGCCTATTGGAAACAATGGGACAGGGACGATCTCGACTCTTGGCAGGGTAAAAAGATCGCCTCCGTCCGCGAAGATGAAGAAGATATTGCAATGTCCAATATTTTAGAATGTGAAAGAAATTGTGTACACAATCCCATGTATGAATATGGCCTAACACGGAGCATGTTTATATGAAGAACAAATCACTCTACCTTACAGTTACGCAAGTTTTAGGACCATTTTCCGGATTATCCGGAATTGATCCGGAAATTGTCAAAAGTGCTGGAGATCGAGGCACAGTCGTTCACCGTATTTGTGATTCTATCGTGCTTCAATTCCCATTTGATGATGAAACAATTGATCAAATGATCAGAGAGTACGCAAGAAACGAAGAACATTTCCAAAAAGAAAAAGATTTGGTTCTTCATTTTGTTGTTAGCTTCCAGAAATGGCAAGAAGGAAAAGTTTTTCTTAAAAAGCCTGAAAGGTTCTTTGATGACGAACTGATGCTAACCGGTGAATGCGATCTTCTCTACAGAGACAAGGAGAAACGCCTTGTATTAGTCGATCTTAAAACTCCTGCTAGTGAATCAAAGAATTGGATGCTGCAAGGATCTGCTTATTCTTATCTTGCCAAGCAAGTGGGACATAATATCGATGTCATTGAGTTTGTACAGCTCTCTCGAACTGGAGCAAGACCAAAGATTCATCATTACAAAGAAGATTTCCGGCTTTTTAAAGCGCATTTGGATGTCTACAAATATCAGTATAAGGATTGGGTAGAAGTTAGTCAGATGGACTACATTTAAAGGTGGGCCGGCAGTGATCCCGGCCCTTAAAAACCCAACAACTCATGCAAGGAGTTTACATGAATAACCAAGTAATAAAAGATAATTTTGAAAAAGGCAAGGAGAAAAATATGAGTTTAGCATTACACGCACCTAAAGTTGTTGCGATGGATTTTAGCGATGATAAGGTGCAATTGTTGAAGAACACTGTCTGTAAAGGTGCTACGAATGATGAATTGCAGCTCTTTTTACATGTCTGTTCTAGAACTGGATTAGATCCGTTTCGCAATCAAATTTACGCAATCAAGCGCAACACCAAAGAAGGTGCGCGCATGACGATACAAACAGGCATAGACGGATTTAGGCTTGTCGCGGAGAGGACTGAGCGGTATGCGCCGGGGAAAGAGCCTACTTATGAATATGACGCACAAGGAAAGCTAGTTTCCGCGACCTCATATATCAAAAAACAAACACCTGACGGTACATGGCATGAAGTTTCTGCTAAAGCTCATTGGAGCGAGTATGCCCAAGTATTTAATGGGAAACCGTCTCAGTTTTGGGCAAAGATGCCGCATGTAATGTTGGCAAAATGTGCTGAGGCAATTGCTTTGAGAAAAGCGTTTCCTGCCGATTTCTCTGGAATTTACACAACGGAAGAAATGACCCAAGCAGATAGTTCAAATGTTGTCAATACACCCACTCAGGAAAATTCGGATATTGTCAACATTTCAACGGTGGAGATGACAGGACAGATCGTTGAAAAAGACCTAACCATGGAAGAACTCGATGCCTATATTCAGCAAGAATGGATGGCATATCATTCTATTTTCAAAGAGTGGGTGGAAAGTTGGAGGAAAGATTTTACATACAAAAAATGCGTAGAAACTGTTGAAAGAAATAAGGAAAAAACTAGAAAGTCTCTAGATGTTTGGTTATGCAATAAGGTAGGAATCTAAAATATTGGGGCCGCTTTTCATGGCGGCCCTGATTTATCTTTTTTTCTTCATCATTTTATCATATTTTTCGATCTTAGGATCTCTAACTTCCCTATCGATTTTGACGAGCTTCTCATTCTTTTTCTCAGCTTTTTTAAGCACTTTTGCTGCTGCTTTCTTTTTTCCGAGTTGAATATCTTTTTCTGCCGTCTTCATTCTTTTTGTCACTTGATGCATTGGTTTGTCCATTACTTCTTTCCTTTCTTTGGAATTTTTGCCCCTGATTTTCTTGCCTCCGAAAGAGCAATTGCTATACTCTGTTTTGGATTTGTGACCTTTTGACCTGATCCACTACGAAGTGTACCTCTTTTAAACTCTTCTTGAACGGTAGCTATTTTGCTTTTAGGATCTTTAATATGAGCTCTCTTCGCAGCTCCTGCTCCTGGTTTATCTGGATGCTTCATTGCCGCCTTAGAATGATGATGTTTTTTCTCAGCCATAAAATCTCCTATTCCTTAATTTAAAAATTTACTATACGAATGATAGGCTCATACAATAAGCCGTTTTTTTTATCTATACAAAACTTGGATAACATTATG